TCAAATTTATCACGAAGAGTCTCAAAATTCATAGAGGTTGTAAGTTTTTATCACGAAGGAAGAACTGCTGGTGCTTGAATGTCACCTCTGCAGTAATATATTCTACATCACTAATTGTAGCATCAAACTGTAGGTTAGTGAGTGATACAGGAAACAGATCTCTGAACTCTACAATGAATGCTGGATTGTATTGTGAAGTAACAATGTGCAATTGTCCGTTAGTATAGATGTCTGCTTCAGGAGTTGTCCTTGCCATCTGATCCGCGTTGCCGTTATCACGCATCCAGGAATGAATACTATAATAATTTTTCAAATCTTCATCAACAATAAAACGTACAGTAAAATCCCCGAACGTTACACCGCCACCAGGAATAATAGGCAAGTTCCTAAAAGGACTTCCTACTTCCACAGTGCCCATTGCAACGTCGGGGACATTAGCTGATTGACAAAAGAAGTCTACCCCATCAAACTTTTCTAGTTTGAGGATAAAACCAATTGGATTTAAGAAGTTCCTATTACTAGGTTGCTCCTTGTACCATTCAGCAGACATGTCAACTTCCCAAGCTACCTAGTATTTAGGGGTTGTTTGGATCGAGACCTAGATCAATAAGATACTCTCTCCACCATGCTTCTTTTTGTTTTTTCCATTGCGGAACTTCACGACCTTGTTCTGAATACCATTCATATAGAGCTTCGTCAATCTTCTCTGAGATTTCCAATTGCTTAATCCTCTTCTGTAGAATGTCCATTCGCATTGATGATTTCTTCCAGTTGTTTCCGAATATCCGCAGAACGTTTCTTATCACGCTCCGTATGCTTATACCCATATTTACCATGGAAAATAAAATGTCCTTGACATATCATAGTCATGCCAAATAAGAACAGGGCGATTACCCCTATCCACTCTACAATGTGATATTGAGCCATGGCAATACAGGGGGTATCACTCCAATGAGTCGAAGGAGACCTTCAGCAAAAAGTGCAAGAACAACCCAACCAACACACATACTGATAATCGAAGCATTACGATTGTGCTTTCGTATGGCAGCATCAATCATCTCCTGAACTTCTTCTTTCGTTATCGACGGTTCGGTCTTCGTTGTACCAAAAATCTTCCCAATCTTTTGCTGAATTTGTGACATCTTCCCACTCTGGTTCGTATAAAGGACAAGGTTCTTCCATCAACGTTTCATTCTTCATTCTCAAAATTTCCTGATAAAGTTTTTCTAGATCCATTCGTCATCCTCCTCTTCATCATCCCATACTTCGTATGGTCCATGTTGCATACGCTTTAGTTTCTCAGTCTCTGCTTTGAAGGCAGAAGTTTCTGCTAACCACAACGCAAGTTTCATCACAATGAACACCGCTGCTAACGGCGATAAACATAGTAATAGAACTAGTGAGGATTGGTTCATGAACTGTATTCGTTGAGAGCATCTAGCACTTTGTTTAGAGCTTCGTGTGCTCCATCGTGCCACTCACCTGACTTGTCATGATGTTGACCGTTGTAAAGTGCTGTCTTCATTTTATAGACCCGTGAGAGCATGTCAACTTTACTCATACGACCTCTTGCCATAACTTTACAAATCATTATATACTATTTACAAAAAAAGGGGACCCGAAGGTCCCCTGAGTGTCTTGATATGAAGACTTGTATCACATGAGGTTCGCAACACGAACTCTTCTGTAATACTGGTTGACGTTGTGGGTAAGTGCCTCAGCGTCAGGAGTAGCACCGTTGAGAACGAATGGGTTAGCAACCATGCCGTAGCGAGTCTTGAAGCCAATCTTAGGCTGGAAGGTCTCAGGATCGATGCTTCTGAGCATCTGGAGGGGAACATATGGGCAGTAGAATAGACCTGCGTCATATGGAGAGGAACCCTTGTAACCAACAACATAGTAGTGGGTGTTGGAAACGTTAGCGGAATAAGGATCAACAAAGACCTTGATTCTGCCGTTCATGGTTCCGACTAGGAGGTTACCAGTGTCATCAACTTCACCGATGGAAGGACCACCAGCGCCGCTTAGACCGCTGCTATAGTCGAGGGTGCCAGACATAGCGAGTGCAGAAGCAACGTCAGCAGAAGTGATGATGAAGTTGCCCTTTCCTCTACGAGTCTGCTGCGCGATTGCGTTAGCATCTCTTTCAATCTGGAACATAAGTCCCTTGAATTTCTCAACCGACCAACGACCGTTGGAGTCAACGTCGAGGTCAAATACACCAGCGTTAGCAACGTTGTTCTGAGCACCTTGCTTAGCAACGGTGTAGACAGTACGAACGACTTCGCGGTTGATTTCTGCAAGGATCTCGCTAGAAAGGATGTTAGCGAGCTCTTGCTCAGCATCAAGACCATGGATTGCCTTGAGGTCTTGTGCTAGTTCTAGAGTGTACTCAGCACGGAGAGCTCTGGACTTTGCAGTCACAGCAGTCTTCTCGATGCTGAAGCTCATTTCGTTGAATAGGGTCGAACCCGATCCAAGAGCTTCTGCGTCTTCTCTAGCGATGTTTCCTGCTTGACGCTCGTAGTTGCCAGCAGTAGTACCGCCGCCAGTTGCGTCGTTAAGGAGACCTGGGTTAGCATCGGTAGTACCACCGTCTCCAAGAGGAGCGACGGGATCGTTGTATGCAGCAGGACCCTGAGTGTTACCAGAGAAGTTGGTGTCAGGCTCGTTGTAGAATGCTTCTGGACCGTTACGTAGACCAGATGCAGCATTCTGATAGTGCGACTTCATCGCAAAGATTAGTCCAGTAGGACCGCTCATTGGTTGAACGCCACAAATGTCGTATGCAACGAGGTTAGGCATTGCACGACGGATTAGCGAGATCATTACAGGATCGAAACCTGCAAGACCACCAGTTTTGGTAGTTAGACCAGAACCAGATAGTGCGTCACCGCTGATAGCACCAACAGTGTTGGATGCTTCGTTGATCATACCACGCTCTTCGCGTAGTTGTCTTTCGGTGTTTTCTAACAGTACAGCGGTAACAGCCTTTTTGTAGTTGTCCTTGATAGCGCCAGCGCCCTCATGGGCAAGAACAGGGTTCCACTTTTCTGTTAGAGCGTCTGAATTAAACATGATTGCTCCTTAGAAAAAATTGGTTTGTTATCATTTAGACCAGCGGTTAAGTGCGTTAAGATATTGTGCCATTGCTGGATTCATATCTTCTACACCTTCCACTGGGGTTTCATCAGCAACCTCACTTACGGGTGCTGCTGCTTCCTTGAAATAGGACTCCTTGATGGTCTTAACCTTCGCGGAGAACGATTCCTCGGAAACGAACTCTAGACCCTCAGCAAGTGCTGCGAGTTTTTCTTTCTGAGTATCTGCAAGTCCTTCCGACACAGTGGTCAGAATATTGAGTTTAGCAGTCTCATTAAGACGATTTTGTAATTTCACGTTAGCCTTGACCTGTTCGTCTAGGCGCTCTTCCATTTCACGAATCGATTCAGCCATACCTTCTACCACATCGACCTTCTCGTCGGGGATAGCAATGTAGTGCTCTTCAAAGAGACCCTTGAGACCTGCGATGAAGTCTTCGGTGATCTCATTTCTGATGCCACGGTCAATAGCAACTTGGTTTTGCTCTACCCATTGACCGATAGCGTAGTTCACTGTGCCGTTTACTTCTTCTGCCATTTCTGCTTTTGCTTCAGCGAAATGCTTGTCGAATTCAGCAGCAAAGTGCTCTACAAGTCTGTCATACTCTTCAGAGATTTTTGCCTTGACAGCAGCTTCGAAAATTGTCTTTGCTTTCTCGGCAAACTCTTCAGAGAGTTCGGTGCCTTCTACTAGAGCGGCAACGTCAGCGGAAACGTCGAGGGACTCGAACGATGGTTTGATAGGATAGGTAACTGCACCACCCATCTTAGTGCCGTATGCTACATCAGCACCTACAGAAGGAGCAGGATCCTTACCAGGCTTACCAGCGGTAGAGGTTACGCTGCTATCTTGCGATACAGGTGCCGCCGCCTTAGCGCCAGGATTCTCTTCTCCATCATCATCGTGCTCGTTAGGTGTAGTGGAAGTTC